TCGCCGTCTCAAACGCCACTGCGTTACCGGAGACGCGCACGGGGGTGGTGATCGGGATCAGGGTGTTGCCGTCCGCCGACCGCACACTGATGCCGAAATTGACCGCATCCAGCACATTGACCAGACGGATCGGCCCGACGCCGCCTGCGAAGGTCAGGACGCACCGCTTGCCGATGATCTTGCGGCTGACCGCGCGCAACGGCTCGACTGCCTCGCCCCGCTCGATGATGCGATAGGACGACCGTCCCAGCATCCCGCCCAGTGCTAACGTGGCCTCCGGGCGGACGTGGACCCCGTCGTGGTGCGACAGATTGTTGATGTTCGCGCCGATGTGGATCAGCGGGTCGGCAAGCGCGGCCTGCAACTGGCCTAGCGCCGGGCCAAAGGTGCGCGACACATAGGCATTCTGCCCCGCCGTCTGATAGCTGATGAGGTGGATAGCCTCACTCTGGTTGAGGATCGGTTTCAGGTCAGTTTGCAGGTCAGCGACATAGGTGCGGAGCAGTGCTTCGTAGGCCGCTGGCGCGTATTCGGTGTTGCTTTCACCCTGCACCCAGCCAAAGCGGCGGCACGTCAGATGCAAGCCCGCCGCATCGCACAGCGCCTTGATGCGCGTCACGGCGTCGAGCATCTCCTGCCAGGCCGGGATGCTCCCAAAGGGCGCATAACCCTTGGACAGATGGAGCAGCGAGGCACCAGACAAGCCGACGTTAAGGCCAATGAACCGCTTGCCGTGCTGGGTCGGTGAAAGGCCGGTGTCGGCTTCAATGCTTTCGTTGATCGCCTGTATCATGCCCAGCGTCGGCGGCGGCGCTTCGCTGAACCCACCCCATTGGAACATCGTCCCGGCATAAGGGACCAGCGTTGCCGTATCGAAATCCAGCCGCGTCGAGTCGCCGTTCGTGAACCACTGTCCGGTCGAAAGCATCAGGGCGTTGGGCGGATCGCGCGTTACCAGTGCGTTGTTGGTGAAGCCGCGCGACAGCGATTGCCCGCCAGTCAGGACAAGTTCGACCTCGCTACCCCAATCGATCGGCACCGGCTCGACCTTGCGGAGGGGCGCTTCACCAACCGTCAGCGCGTCAACCTTTGCCGGAGGCAGGCGCATCAGTTCGGGGGTGAGATCGACTGCGCGATAGCCCCGCTCGTCCACAATGGTGAAGACGTCTTCGCCGGATGACAGCAGCTTGGCGCGGAGGGTTTCGGTTTCAAAGCTGGTCGCGGACAGCGCATGGAACCAGGCCGCACCGTCGCGATCGATCAGGACTCGCGCAAAGCCGCGCGGATCGAGGATGCCGAACAGATACTGTGCGGTGTCCCACAGGATCGAGCCGAGCGAGGCGCGATCAGCAGCGGCCTGTTCGGCATATTGCAGCGCGGAGAGCAGACCGGGGTGGGTTGGATCGACCTCGCCCTCTTCCTGTGAGGCCCACGCCTGCGCCTTCCCGACCGCCGCATTGATCGCGGCCAGCGCGGCGGCGTTGATCGGCGCAAAGACCGCCGCGACGATCCCGCCCAACAGCGCGCGCTTTGCTTCGCCCTCGGCCAGCACGACGACAGTCTCGTCGCCGGTGGGTTCTTCGACCGGATCGAGTTCGGAGATTTTCGCCATCAGTCGGTCTCGCTGGGCCAGAGGGGGTGGGTGGAGGCATCGAATGCCTTGAGGTTGGCGGCAGGCATGCGGGCGATGACGGCCTCGATCGCGTTGCTGGCGGCGCGGATCGCGTCGATGCGGGTGCGGCGGTCACGCGCGGCGGTAGCTTCCGGGCTTTGCGCCCACGCCGAACCGGTAAGTGCAATCGCGGCATTGTCGTTCGCCTGTCGCTCAAGGCTAGCGATGGCGAGGATGCGGCGGCGGGCCTCGCTCTTGACCATGCGGGTGGCGATTTCGCGCAGTTCGGCCACCCCCTGTTTCGGCGTGCGCAGGCGCAGCTTTCCGGTGCGATCGAGCGCGATTTCCTGACCCGCCGACCGGCCATCGAGCAGCTGGGCATGTTGGCTCTTGCTGATCCGGATCGCATC